CCTTTACTTTAAGAAAGGACAATAACTTGGCGGCTACATACGTTACGAAAGCCGAACTTCGCACACTACTTGGGATTGGGAGTTTATATTCTGACTCAGTAGTTGAGGAAGTGGCGCAGGCTGCCGAAAACATTGTCAAAGGTTATTTGTGGTTTAATGATTACAATATAGTTGCTCAAGAAATTACTTCTACAACTTCAGCAACAGTTTATACAGATATCAAACATAATGTATTAGTAGGAGAAACAGTTGTTATTGAAAATTGCGGTGCTAAATATAACGGTTCAAAAACAATTACTGCGGTTACAGATTATTCAATGACTTATGCAATAAATAACGGAACAGTAGAATTAAAACACATTGTAAGACCTTATGGAACTGCATCTGCAACTACTCATGTTGATTATGCAACTGTTCCCGAAGTTAGGCAAAGTGCAGCAATGATAGCCGTGGACATTTGGCAAGCAAGACAAGCCAGTAATGCTGGCGGTATTTCACCTGACTTTCAGCCTTCACCTTATCGCATGGGCAATACTTTGCTCGCTAGAGTTCGTGGGTTACTTGCGAATCATTTAGCCCCTAACGGCTTGGTTGGCTGATGCCGGTTGCCGTTACAACCCTCAGGTCAACCCTTGCGACGGCGTTAGAGAACGCTGGGGTGTGGCAGGTCTTTGCCTTTCCACCTGCTACACCCATTGCAAATTCAGTAATTGTGCAACCTGATGACCCATACATTGAGCCGTCAAACAATGTTTATACTGTTGCACCTAAAGCAAATTTTAAAATAGTAATGATCGTGCCAATGTTAGATAATCAAGGCAATCTAATCGGCATTGAAGATATGGCTGTTGGTGTATTTAATAAGTTAGCAGCATCAACTACTTTAAGCGTTATTGTCAACAATATCTCAGCACCAACGGTTTTATCAGGCGTTGCTGGCGAAATGTTGACAAGTGACATGTCCGTCTCAATCATGACAAGTTGGAGTTAAACAATGAGTGAAATTATAGATGTTCCTTCAGAGGACAAGGCTTGGCTTGAAAAAGTCGGGCAAATAACAAAAACAGAGAAGCCAAAACCAGTCTCAAAGAAAGATGAGGAATAACCAATGGCTGTATTTCTAAATAACAAGGTCGGCGTAAAGGTTAATTCCGTTGACCTTTCTGACCATGTGACCGCCGTCACATTGAACCGTTCATTTGATGAACTTGAAGTTACCGCAATGGGTGATACAGGTCATAAATTCGTAAAGGGCTTGGAAGCATCAAGCGTAACAATCTCTTTCCTAAATGACACCGCTTCAGCAAATGTTCTAGCAACCCTTCAGGCTGCATGGGGCACTTCAGTAACCGTAGTTCTTTTGCAAGAAAAAGGAACTGCTGTTGGTGCAACAAACCCACTTTATACAATGACTTGCTTAGTAAATAACACCACCGACATTAACGGTGCTGTTGGTGATTTAGGCACTCAGGATGTAACATGGACTATCAACGGTGCAGTTACCGTTGCTACAACAGGTACTTTCTAAGGGGTATAAATGATTAAGTTAAGAGTGTCCAAGGCTTCAGGGGAAGTTGCAGAATATGAAATTTCCCCTGCACTCGAATACGCTTTCGAGCAGAATTTTAAAACTGGATTTCATAAGAGATTTAGAGATGAAGAAAGACAGTCAGACGTCTATTGGCTTTCATGGGAAGCCGAGCGTCGGGCTGGAGTAACAGTTGCACCATTTGGAGACAAGTATTTAGAAACTCTAACAAAAGTAGAGATTTTGGATGCTGACTCCCCAAATGGGTAACGCGGTATGACCTCACTTATTTAATTGCATCACTAGCAGTTGAGACAGGCATACCGCATAGCGAATTTATTAACATGGATAGATCAATGTTTTTAGCGACATTGGCTTATTTAAAGGATAGATCAAAAAAGGTGGAAAATGCCAGTAGAGGTAAAAGGTATCGTTGAGGCTCAAAAAGCCTTAAAGAAGTTTGCGCCTGACCTTTACAAAGAGATGAACAAAGAGATACGCGCTGCAATGCGTGTAGTTGTAGATGATGCTCGCAGTAAAGTACCTAATCAAATTGATGGTTTAAGTGGCTGGCAAGATCAAGGTAAAGAGGTTGTATCTCGTACTGCTGGTAAAGTAAGAGGCTTTCCTAAATACAACCCAGATATTATTCGTAAAGGTTTAACTTATTCTTTAGGGCGATCACGCCGTAATTACTCAGGCTTTGTTAATACTTATAGGTTATTAAATAGGTCTGCTGCTGGTGCTATTTATGAAACAGCAGGAAGAAAGAACCCTCAAGGCAGAACGCCTATTGCAAGTGTTAACCAACAAGGATTTGAGTATCTGCAAGGCTATGAGGGAACATATAAATACAAAGACAAGATTAGAAAAAGGGCAACAAGAAACTATAACAGCAATAACCCTTTTGCTGGTTATCAGTTTGTTACTGCAATCAATGATGAGGCGAAGTTAGAAAGTATTGGCAGAGGTCGTAAGAACCAAGG